GTCTCCAGATAAAGTAATGATGTGGCAACAAAAGATTGAAGTAAGAAAAGGAGATAGAAAAGCTGAAGTAGGATTAAAAGGAACTTTACAAGGAATGTCTTTTGATAAAGATCCAACAAATGGTGTCGGTGGACCAGTTAAATATTTCTTTCATGAAGAGGCCGGTATTGCTCCTAAGATGAATACAACATTTGGATACATTAAACCAGCCCTTAAATCAGGTATGATTACTACAGGATTATTTATTGCAGCAGGATCTGTGGGTGATTTAGATCAGTGTGAACCATTAAAGAAAATGATTCTAGATCCAGAAGCAAATGATATATTTTCTGTAGATACAGACTTACTAGATGAGCAAGGTACTTTAGGTAAGTCAGGTTTATTTATTCCTGAACAATGGTCAATGCCTCCCTACATAGATGAATATGGTAATTCACTTGTAGAAGAAGCATTACAAGCATTAGATGATTATTTTGAGAAGATAAAAAAATCTATGGACCCTGAAGATTATCAGTTAGAAATATCTCAGCATCCTAGAAATATAGCAGAAGCATTTAAACATAGAAAAGTATCTAAGTTTCCATCACATCTTGTTACTGCACAAATAAGAAGAATAGAAGATAAAGAATATGCATATGAATACTTGGATATATCTAGAGATGAAACAGGAAAGATTAAAGTAAAGACAAGTAATAAGTTACCAATATCTGAATTTCCAATATCTAAAAAGACTGAAGATAAAACTGGATGTTTAGTTGTATGGGAAAGACCAGTTAAAGATCCAGTATATGGTCAGTACTATGCATCTATTGACCCCGTAGCAGAAGGAAAGACAACTACCTCAGACTCACTATGTTCTATATATGTAATGAAAGCTCCTGTACAAGTAACTAAACATACAGCAGGAGAATCAGAAACTTATATAGAACAAGATAAAATAGTAGCAGCATGGTGTGGTAGATTTGATGATATCAAACAAACACATGAAAGATTAGAAATGATCATAGAGTGGTACAATGCACAGACTGTAATTGAGAATAATATTTCTTTATTTATCTTATACATGATATCTAGAAAAAGACAGAAGTATCTGGTTCCTAAAAATCAGATTATGTTCTTAAAAGACTTAAGTGCAAATGCTAACGTCTTCCAGGAGTATGGTTGGAGAAATACAGGAGTACTATTTAAACATCATTTATTAAGTTATGTTATAGAATACTGCAAAGAAGAGTTAGATACAGTAAGTAAACCTGATGGGACTATAGTAAAAATAACTTATGGTATAGAAAGGATTCCAGATATAATGTTACTTAAAGAAATGCATGCATATACAGATGGTTTAAACGTGGATAGACTAGTTGCATTTTCTGCAATGGTTGCATTTATGAGAATTCAACAAGCAAATATAGGTTATACTAAAAGAGTTATTATGGATGATGCAAGTAAAAACTTGCAAAAGTCAGAAAATTTGTTTAAATTAAATAAGGGTCTGTTTAGACATATGGGAAATAAACATTTAAATATGGGCAACGGATTTAAAAAATCAGCATTTAAAAATATTAAATAGAAATTATGCAAGTATATAACGCATTACAAGTTAAAAAGGGTGCTAAAACTGAACAAAACAGATTGGGTAGTATAACTCAACCATTACAGTTTCTTCCTAAAAAAGATAAAACAGATGAGTGGGCTGCTTGGAATCTTGATTGGTTAGAGTGGCAAGGACTAAAACAAATCCGTAGAAATGCTAGAAGACTAATGAAAAATTATAAACTAGCAAAAGGAGTTATAGATAGGACTGATTATATAATTGAAGAAAATAATGAATATAAAGAGATAGTAGATATACTTACACAAGAAGATGAATCAGCACTTGAATTAAAGTTTTATCCTATTATTCCAAATGTTATTAATGTATTAGTTGCAGAGTTTGCAAAAAGATCTACTAAATTAACATATAGAGCTATTGATGATTTCTCATATAATGATATGTTGGAACAGAAAAGAGCTCAAGTAGAACAAACATTAATGGCTGATGCTGGAACTAAATTATTAGCAGCAATGTTAGAACAGGGATTAGATCCAGAATCTGAAGAAGCTAAACAACAATTACAACCAGAAAATTTAAAATCATTACCAGAGATTGAACAATTCTTTAAGAAAGATTACCGATCTATGGTAGAACAATGGGCTGAACATCAACATAAAGTAGATGTAGAAAGATTTAGAATTGATGAATTAGAAGAAAGAGGATTCAGAGATATGCTCATTACGGATAGAGAGTTCTGGCATTTTAAAATGATGGAGGATGACTATGAAGTAGAACTATGGAATCCTGTACTTACATTTTATCACAAGTCTCCTGATATAAGATACACATCTCAAGGAAACTGGGTTGGTAAAACAGATATGTTTACTGTAGCTGATGTAATAGATAAGTATGGTCATCTTCTTACAGAAGATCAACATGAAGCTCTTGAAACAGTTTATCCAGTTCAATCTGCAGGTTATAATATTGGTGGTGTTCAAAATGATGGTTCTTTTTATGATGGGACTAAATCACATGACTGGAATACTAATATGCCTTCACTTGGTATGAGACAATATACATCATTTATGTCAGGAAATGTACTTGATGGTTCAGACATTATATCTCAAATAATATCTGAAGGAGAAGACTATTATGATCAAGGTACCGCATTCTTATTAAGAGTAACTACATGTTATTGGAAATCTCAACGTAAAGTAGGACACCTTGTTAAAATTACTGAAGAAGGAGAAGTAACAAATGATATTGTTACAGAAGATTATCAAATTACTGATAAACCAATATATGATAATAGATTATTTAAAAATAAAGATAAAAATAATCTTCTTTATGGAGAACACATAGATTGGATTTGGATTAATGAAGTATGGGGTGGTGTAAAGATAGGACCAAATATTCCTTCTTATTGGGGAATGAATAACCCAGGAGGATTTTCTCCGATATATATTGGAGCAGATAGAAACCATATTGGTCCACTTAAGTTTCAATTTAAAGGAGATAGTACACTATACGGATGTAAACTTCCTGTAGAAGGTTCTGTATTTTCAGATAGAAATACAAAGTCAACTGCTCTTATTGATTTAATGAAGCCATATCAGATTGGATACAACATTGTTAATAATCAGATTGCTGATATATTAGTAGATGAATTAGGTACTATAATTATGCTTGATCAAAATTCTTTACCTAGACATTCATTAGGAGAAGATTGGGGTAAAGGTAATTATGCTAAGGCTTATGTTGCAATGAAGAATTTCCAGATGTTACCATTAGATACTTCTATTGCAAATACAGAGAATGCATTAAACTTTAATCATTTTCAAAAACTAGATCTATCTCAGACAGAAAGATTAATGGGAAGAGTTAATCTAGCAAATTATTTTAAAGGTCAAGCATATGAAGTAATTGGAGTTAATCCTCAGAGAATGGGACAACAGTTATCTCAAACAACTGCAACAGGAGTAGAACAAGCAATGCAAGCATCTTATGCTCAAACAGAAATATATTTTATACAACATTGTGATTACTTAATGCCAAGAGTTCATCAAATGAGAACTGACTTAGCACAACATTATCATTCTACTAAACCATCTGCAAGACTAACATATGTTACGTCAGCTGATGAAAAAGTAAATTTTGAAATAAATGGAACTGATCTTTTACTTAGAGACCTTAATATTTCAATAAGTACAAATGCTAATCATAGAGCTATCTTAGACCAGTTAAAACAAATGGCTCTTCAAAATAATACTACTGGTGCTAGTGTTTATGATCTTGGTAAAATTGTACAATCAGAATCAATTGCTTCACTCAATGTTGTTCTTAAAGAATCTGAACAAAAACAACAAGCTCAAAAAGAACAAGAGATGCAGCAACAACAACAGATGCAAGAACAACAAATGCAAAAACAACAAGAGATTGAACAAATGAAGATTGATTCTACTACTGCTGAGAAAGAAAAAGATAGACAAAGAGATATCTTAGTTGCAGAAATTAGAGCTGCTGGTTATGGTGCTTCAGCTGATGTTGATCAAAATCAAATGTCTGATTTTAGAGATGCTATGAAAGATATTAGAGAAACAGAACAATATCAAGAACAGTCTGGATTACAAAGAGAAAAAGAATCTAATAGAATGACAATTGAAAATCAAAAGAGTCAGTTAGAACGTCAAAGAATGCAGAATGAGAGAGAGATTGCTGACAAACAATTACAAATAGCACAAGAAAATAAAAATAAATATGACTTTAAATCAGACAAAGAAAAATAAGTTAGCTATATATTGCAATTTATTTTTTTATATCTTTTAAATTTTTAAAATTTATTTGTATATTAAACTATAACCAAAAACCAACAACATGGAAACAACCAACAAAAACAATGAAAATGAAATACAGGATTCTACAGCGGTAGAACAAGTAGATGTAAACATTGATGAAATCTTTGGAATGCCGGGAGCAGAAAATGTAATGCTTCCATCAGGTAATGAAGAAGACAAACCAAAAACTATGTTTTCTAATGGAAACAAAGTAGACACATCGTTCTTTGACAAATCATCTAAAGATGATAAAAATGATAAAAATGTCCCTAGTGAGACTAAAGACACAGAGATTGAGGAAACTATTAATGAACTCAATGAACTGATTAGTCAAGAGGAAGATGCTGGTAATAAAGGAAGACCTAAAGTAGATAAGTCTGGTCTTTATGATTTAGCAAGTAAAATGATTGAAGAAGGAGCTTTAGTTGGATTTGATGATGATAAACCATTAGAAGAATATACAACAAAAGACTTTAGAGAATTATTTGAAGCTAACTTTGCAGAAAGAGAAAATGAAATTAGAAAAAATACTCCACGAGAGTTTTTTAATTCTCTTCCAGAAGAACTACAAGTTGCAGCTAAATATGTAGCAGATGGTGGACAAGATCTTAAAGGTTTATTTAAAACTTTAGCTCATGTAGAAGAAATGAGACAACTTGATCCAACAGATGAATATGATCAAGCAGAGATTGCAAGACAGTATCTTTATGCTACAGGTTTTGGAACTCCAGAAGAAATTGAATCTGAAGTTCAAGATTGGAAAGATTTAAATAGATTAGAACAAAAAGCTAATCAGTTTAAACCAAAACTTGATGCAATGCAAGAAGAAATTATTGAAAGAGAACTTGCTGATCAAGAAGAAAAAAAACAACAACAAGCAAATCAAGCAAGAGCATATCAGGAAAATGTTTATAATACATTATCTAATGGAACAATAGGTGGTATTAGATTAGATAAAAAAGTGCAAGGTTTATTATTCTCTGGATTAGTACAACCAAATTATCCTTCTATATCAGGAAAACCAACTAATTTATTAGGCCACCTTTTAGAGAAGTATCAATTTGTTGAACCAAGACATGACTTGATTGCAGAAGCACTTTGGTTACTTGCAGATCCAAATGGATATAAAGGTAGAGTAAGAGAACAGGGAAGTAAACAAGCTACAGAAAAAGTAGTAAGACAATTGAAAACAGAACAGTCTAAAAAAATTACTTCATCTATAAATGAGGAATATCAAGAACAAACAAGAAAACCATCTTTAAACACTAATAACTCTAGAAAACTTTCTAAAGGAACTATGTTTAGGAGATTTTAATAAATAGTAACAAATAAAACAAATATAAAAATGGCAACTCCAGTAATGAATAATGGTATCTTCCTAAGAGATACCGCGTACAATGCAAGTTCCCATGTGGATTCTTACCACTTGGTGAATATGTTAAAAGATGCAGAACCAATGGACTTAGGTCCAGTTGATCTATGGGCTATGGCTCAGAAAGTTGAAATGCCACTTTACCAAATGTCAAGTTTTGGTGGCAAGAATGTAATTAATGTTGACAATGCTCGTGGAGAGTACAAGTGGCAGACTCCTGTTGCTATTGATCTTCCATTTATTGTTGAAGACATTGATGCAGGTAATATCTACAAAGGTGTTGATGGTGCAACATTCCGTATTAAATTAAGTAGACGTGAGTTTGGACATGGTGATATTATCACATATGACAAATACAATGGTTGTGAGATGTACATTACAGATGAAGATATTCTTCCTTTAGGTGATGGTTATATCTACACTGTACAATTAGTAAACAACGATAACTTCAAATTCTTAGATAACAGGTTCTTAGCTAATGGTACCAAAGTATTCCGTAAAGGTTCTGCTCGTGGTGAATATGGTGAAAGATTCTCTGACATTACAACAAGAACAGGATTCCGTGAATTCTACAACTTTGTTGGTGGTGCTGAAGCTCACGTACATTATTCAGTTTCTTCACGTGCTGACTTAATGATCAAAGGTGGAATGAATGCAGATGGTACAGTTCCTGTAACTGAAATCTGGAGAAACTTTGATAAGAACATTGATCCTTCTATCAACTCATTAGAGGACA